ACATTCGTGGCAACCGTCTATCATTGTCACATTAAAATCGGGACGAAACTTTTTTAGCATCGCCGACGTGTATCCCAACTCATACGGATAAAAATCAAAACGCCCGCCGACCTTGTGCGCTACGACACTATCCCAACGAGACGGGAACGCTACAACCAATTCACCGCTGTCTAATTTTCCGACGGTATTCGCCACTATGACGCGCATAAGAGTTTCTCCCACTCAGCGACGCTCTTTTCGATTAGCCAATTCTTTTTTAATTCCATAGTGTTGTCCGTGCTTTTGTTTTGGCGCATAATTGAATCTGATACAAGGTCTTTTATTTCGTAATACGATTCATCGCTGACAACCGGCAAGCCACACNCCCACGCCGTGAGCTGTTTGTTATTTGACTTGACCCGTCCCCACGCCCCCGGATAANNCGGNAGAAGTGCAATATNGTGAGCNGNCAAAACATCCGACTCGCTGCCAAGAGACCANCGTTTATGATAGACGGGAAATGAGTTAGTGATTAATAACTCTTCATCAGGATGATCATCAAAGATAGTCANTTCAATTTTATAACCATTGGCGGCTAACCGNTCTAGGTTTACCAGTTGACCAAATATGGCAATGCGATTCACTGCCACGCCAAACCATATAAATCGCACTGGCGTCACGTCTGAGTGATGACGAACATAAGGAAATTTATCAAGGTCAATTCTATCAGCGATACAGATCGCCTTGTCCTTACCGTACCACTGATTAAAGTCAGCGGCTAAGTTTTGCGAACTGGCAACCACGCCATTAACGTTATTGGCTATTTCGCGGCATCGCTCAGGCTGCCACCACCATGCAGGATCGCATACATCCCAATAGTGTTTCACATCTCTTCGGTTTTCTAAAATATCTAGATCAACATTTTTTTGCCAGATGACGTGAGTCAAATCTTGGAGAGATTTAAATCCAGGAGATCGCGCCTCAAAGGNGATCACGGATGCACCTCTGATGTGNGGCGCAATCCACCACGAACGCATCCGGGACGATCCCCATTCCTGGCTCCCCGCGGCGATAAATAATGGTTTCATGGTTCACCACCGCTTTTACCGCCGCACGCTTGGCATGATATAGAGTCGCTCACATTAAACCATTTGCAATTTTTACAACGCCAGCCCTCACCTGAGATGAGACGCTGCGACTCATAAATTTTTCGACGCTCCATCCAAAAGCCCTTAAGAATATCGCGCTGAGTGTCCTTCATCCATTCCGCATCTTGACCGCAGTAATCGTCAGGCGAGAGAGGATAATTTAGCATGTGTCTGCAGCGCACATCAGGATCGCCATAGAGCGCAAAGCCCGCGAGTTTGGCGAAGAAAGGAAAGCGTAGATCACTGCCCACAGGGTCTTTTGTTCCACGCAAGACCCTGATCTCATTCTCCAACACAGTCACATTTTTATTGATGGCGGTCATGGTATCCGTAGTGATGTCGCTTGCCATTAAAGATCGCATAGATCGAATAGCATCAATCACTGCTTGAAGATCGTATGGATAAATGTCCATATCATCCTCGATGACAAAATGTTCCCCCTTCAAAATCGGCTCAACAGCATCGATCACATCGCGGTGTAGCAGGATACAGCCCCAACCGCTCGCACCCAGCTCGTGCAATTGTCCGCGCACAGGATCAACCGTAAATGGCTTGAGCGGAAACGATCCGCTATACGGTTCAAACCATACCGGCGCGAGTGGCGCCCAACGTCGTCTTAAATAAAAACCAGAGACGAAGGGCAATTGATGAGAACGCAATCGCTCCAACNTATCTGGCTCAAAAACCATATCATGATCTAATAACAAACAAAACGGGTGATCACTGGCTCGCCATCGCTCAATGTGCAGNGAGCGAACCTCGTAACCCTTTGTGCCACGAATCGGGATCGGGCGCGTATCACCACTGCGCCGCTTGATCATCTCGATTGAGTCACGGCATTCCCCGACTTCGGTTTCACCCCCCACGACTCCAATGTAGCAACTTCCAGTATATTTTTTTTCCATAGTCTCTGCGCGCTCAGAGACAAAGCGGCGGGTAGTGCGTCAGGCTCACTCGTTGCCGTGAGCGCGCACCGCAACGGGTTTGCCCAACCCGCCGCTTAGCTCTGTGATGTTAAGTGGTCGTGTTGCCAGTGGTGTTCGAGCTGATATAGCGCGAACCTATTTTGATACCTGTGCTGTCCGANGANAGGTANGTNGTTTTAGCTCCCGACGCGAACGGAGTTCGGCAGGATCGTTGCGGTGGAGTTCGCCCCCAATAAACCATAAGTGGATTGATTAGAAACAATCACCGAACCCACTACGGTCAGACTCGTGCTGTCTGCAGTTAATTGACCCCCGGCTTTATTACTGACCTTTACACCTGCCGCCGAAATTAATCCGGTGCTGTTAGCAGTTAGCAAATCAGCCGATGTGCTGTAGTCCTCAAACATAACGCCTTTGCTCACCGGCACTGACACTCGCTGTTTTGCAAACAATCCGCGTGGTGAGTTCTGCGGTCTAGGCATAGTTCACCTCACACGATGTCCAGGAAAATATATCCGCAATCGGTAGCAGTGGCTTTTTGATCCCACTGCTCTTTGTGCTGATAGANGTCGCTGTGATTTTGACGTGGCGGATCTCGGAAGATCGCGCCTGCACCGCCGCCAGGATTCCAGATAAACGTCTTACCACAGGTCACGCCGAAGACGCCCGCGCTCGGATCGCAGAAGCAAATCAACGCATCATCATCGATGATCGCCGACGCTGAGAATGCCGCGGATTCATTTGTGTTGGTATACGTTGCGCGTCCGGTCAGGATTCTCTCTAGCCCCAAAATCGGAGCCAGAGCATTCATCACCTCCGCGGGGGTCGCCACTTTGGTGTATTTCAAAACGTCATGGATATTGGGATGCAGGAGCAGAGCTTGCTCGACGATAGCTCCAAGCACCATGGTGTTGGCCGCCTGGCCGGTGTTGTTAGAGACGGTGCGAGCGGCGGTCAAAACGTCATTCTGCGGATCGCCCGCGCTGAAATCATCCCAATCGGTAGCGGAGTTGTTGTCAGTGGTTCCCCACACACTCGCCGCCATGAAATCAGCGGCGAACGCTACCTCTTTGCGAATGAGAGATTTCTGAGAAATTTGCTTGAGACCGACCTGCTCTAGGTCCATCGGCAGTTGCGAATTCGCTTTCACTTCATCGGGTAAGAGCAGCCCCTTGCCCCACTGAAACGTGGAGTAGGTATCTGTCTCGACGCCAAAGCCGGAATACTCAAAATCTCCGCCCGGCGCGCGAGCCTTGAGATCATCCATGAAAAAGTATTTCTTGGTGACGATGTAGTACGTACCGGAATCTTTTTCAACCGGCACCAGCGGAAACACCTGAGACGCCACAAAGCGCGCGTCGGCTTGCTGATAGCCGATCAACATATTGGTGAGGATCGGCTCTACGCCTTGAACATCATTGATAGTAGGAATGGTTGGCATAGTTTAATACCTCTGTGATCCGCCGCCGTAAAGTTGGATGAGAACAATGTCCCCAACGGCGGTTGAGGCTTCCAGTGCATGACCGATGCTCATCCGGTTATCAGTCGTATGATCAACAACCCGACCCGTTGAATCGAATCCAACGTTTTCACCTGCCGCCAAATCATTGACTCCGGCGATGACAGGCACAATCCCATCATCGGCCACCTGTGCCGCTTCGTTGACCGCGGGGTCATTGAGCACGACGCCGATAGCCACGCTCGTCGTAGCAGTGACTACCACCACCGCATTCGCGGTAGAGGCAAATTTTACAACCTTGTATTGATGCGCCGCGAGTGTCAATCCCGCTTTCAGACCGGGGATCGTGCGCGGCATGATGGTTCCATGAATTCCAGCAGCCATAGGTTAACTCCTTATCTTCATGCCGCGCGCAACGGCGATTGATCTAACGTTCATTGATGTACGCCTGATACAGATCAGGCTTCTCTTTTGCCGCGAGTGCTACCGCGTCTTGATACGGAACTTTCTTTTCGGTAGCGACGCGCATCACCTCAACGTG